GATCCTACAAATAACCAGCTAGAGGGATTTGTAATATTAGTAGCATCTGTTAATACATAAATACCGTTATTAGAAGCTGTTGAATCTTCAGCAACAGTAACAGTCATACCATTATAGGCATAAGTATTACCATCGTTAGCTACCCAAGTAGTAGCATTTGTTAAGTCTGCTTTAGTTGGGACATTTGCTCTAGCATCAAATGGTGCTGAAGCTTGGGGTTCGAAATTCCCTGAAAATCCTAATAGTCCTTTATCTCTTGCCATGTTATTATACTGTAAATCTTAATTGTCTTGCACCTACACTACTACCGTTGTGAGTATATCTATAGTAACTAATTGAAGTACCTTGAATGGTTTTACTTATACTAGTTTTAGTAAAAGATGATAAATCAATACTGGTCCAAGTATTATTTAAGGTATTAAATTGCTGTAATCCTGTAATATTAGACCAAGCAGTTGGAACTTCTAGGGTTTGTTTACTACCCCCAGATTCAGCTACCATTGATACTTGAATTAAACTAGTCATCGATTGTAATGATTGTTTCGTTACGGAACTAATGGTTGAAGTCGTAGCGAACGTAGGGTATACACCTGTTATAGTTCGTGTAATAGCACTCGTAGTTCCCGCGGATAATGGGCTATCATAATCATTACCTTTACTAGTAAGTGGTTGATCACCTTCATCATACGAGACAGCACCAGTCCAAGATTGGGCTCCTTGAACAACTGTGTAGCTAGTTACAGTTTCAGTATCGGTTAAACTAGTACTGGAGTTATTTGAAGTACCGGTTCCTGTATAAACGTATGTATTGGGTAAACCACTTCTAAACCCATCAGTACCATAAGCTGGATTAATAGATCCTCTATTGAAAGCTGCGCTTAAAGTAATAGTAGAAATAACTTCTCCAATTTCTCTATATCCTGAAGGAGATATAGTAAATGTATTTGATGGATTAGTTAATGTTGGATTTAATTCTGGGTATAACATTAAATCCATCATTTCAGCAAATGTTGTATTATCAAATGTAGTACCGGCTGGAATAGTTGGATTATCTGAATTAGGGAAATCTAATGGAGTTCCTGTAGCGTTAGTAAAGGTTTCAGCCCCACTTCCTGCAGCTTCAACCATTAAGAGATAATGTGGGGTACCTTGATTACTTTGTAATCCCTGAGAAGCGTACCAATTTCCTTGGAAGAAAATTACCCCACCATCAGTTCTAGTTAAAGATAAATATTCTTCTACAGCAGGAGCTGCAAATTCCCCTGTAGGAAGACCAGTTGCTGATAAGGCTCCTACTACAGGAGCTGCCAAAGGGGCATCTGATATTTCTTGGATAATTAAATCAGTACCATCATTAACTGTAATGGTAATGCTATTAGTACTAGTAGCAGTCACTGTTATATCTGCTCCTGCAGATGAAGCTGCTGATTCAATATCTAAAGCAACTTGGGTATTACTAGCACAAGGATAATTAAATACTTCAATATCCGCAGTAGTAGGGTGAACTTCAAAATCAACCCCACTAGCTGTAATAGCAAATTTACCTGGGGCTGAAGGGTAATTTCCTGTTCCTCCTCCAGTGGTACCCGCTAAAGGTACAAAGAAATAAGGTGAAGTAGTTGAATATTTTAAAGTACCATTTTCTGGGGAAGGTACTCCGGTTGTACTTGATCCTGCGCTATCTAAAGTACTTACTATAGCTTTACCCCCATCTTCATAAATATCTGCTGTTACATGAGTAACACTTGAGGATTCATTAATAGAAGCCGTAATTTGGTTTAGGGTTAGGGTACTACCTCCAGCATCTTGAGGAATAACTTCAACACCATTAATAATTAAATTATAAGAAGTTTCATCAAAAGTAGGACCATCTACACTACCTGTAAGAGATATACCTGTAGGATCAGTTAGTTGAAAAAATTTAACATCACCAAAATCACTACTAGTAACATAAGCCCCCTCACTACCACTTAAGTACCAACTTGAACCAATTATTCCATCTGTTAATAATTCGGGAGTAGAAAAATTAGTTATAATTTTGTTGTAAGGACGAACATTAACGTTATTTCCTCCGTAAATATCAGAAACAACACCAATTACAGTATCACCTTCAGCGGCTGGGACCAATCTGTAAGGGGTGACTGTTGTTCCTCCTACAGAACCAGTAATTGTTACTAAATCTCCAATTTCTACACTACCGGTTTCATCAGGGTAAAATGTAAATCTTTGGAAAGGTTCATATATAGAAAAATAGGATTGAATAGCATCTATAGTGTTATTGGCATTAACACCTGCTAATTGATCATTAGCAAATAATGGAGTGTTATTATCATTAACTTCAAAGAAAACAACACCTTGACCTGTACCTAGATTGTTTGCTCTATCACTACGTTGACGAGCAATAGCCATACCTACATCTTCTACAGAACATGATATATAACTATCAGTTCTTTCAGTAATTTCTGTGATTTTAGCTATTTTTAAACCATTTAATGTAGCTACCCAATCACCTACTTTAAGGTCTTGAGCAGTATAAGTACCACCTGTTCCTAAACCTTGTGAACTTCTAATACCAGCATCACCTACTACTTGAGATTGGATATTATTGATTACTACATCATATGAAATATACTTGTCAGAACCATTAGGTCCTAAACCAGTATCATCACTTATTCCATATTTATCTTTACCTGCCTCTAATGATACTGCACCAAACAGCGTAATAGGAGGATTTTCTGGGTTGTATTCGGCCATTATATTTTAGTTAATAGTAGTTGTTTTATTTCCTAAACAGACTAGTCAATAATAAATATTAAAAAAAGCCCCTCAAATGAGGGGCTCTTAAAATATATTTAATATTTTTATTAAAAACTAAAAACTAAATAGGCATGTGTAAGTACTGTAGAGGGGAAAGATTGTTCTGCACCCCCAAAGTTTCCAGGATCTAAATTAAGTTTATATTCTGCTCCTGAGAAGTTTGTAAGGTAATCTGTAGTTACGTCAAGTCCTCCTGAAGTAGAAATGCTATTAAAGTTTTGACCTGCTACATATATATTATTACCAGTCATACTACCTACAGAGTACTGTGAGTTACCCACATTAAAGAAATGATACATGATAGCTTGTGATGGATTATCTTGATCATTAAATTTAAATACTACGTTAGTTTTAGAAGTAATTGTAATAGTTACACTACCATTTGAGAATGGGGAAGTGGTAATTTGAGATATATTACCCTGTGTAGAGCTTAGGGTTTCACCAGCAGCATATCTTACTAAGAAAGCATATTGAGTTACTCCACTACCTCCACCACCACCAGAGATAGTTAATGTAGCGTTAGGAGAAGTACCTCCAACTGTACCACCACTAACTGTAAGTTGACCTACATTATTAACAGTGTTTGAACCATCAGTTAAGGTTAGTGCAGTTCCAGTTCCAGAAGTACCTGATGAGCCACTCGAACCTGAAGTACCTGAAGATCCTGATGTTCCTGATGAGCCTGAAGTACCGCTTCCTGAAGTACCTGAACTACCTGATGAGCCTGAGGTACCTGAAGAGCCTGAACTACCACTAGTACCTGAACTGAATGTAGCCCATTGGTAATCATAATCAGTATTAGAGGCTTTTTGTAATACTTCATTAGTTGAACCTCCAGCAGGAATACCTATACCTGAACTACCAGAAGTACCTGAAGAACCTGATGAGCCTGAGGTACCTGAAGAGCCTGAGCTACCGCTAGTACCTGAAGAACCTGAACTACCGCTAGTGCCTGAAGAGCCTGAGCTACCGCTAGTACCTGAAGAACCTGAAGTACCTGAAGAACCTGAAGTACCTGAAGAACCTGAACTACCGCTAGTACCTGAAGAGCCTGAAGTACCTGAACTAAACGTTGCCCATTGATAATCGTAGTCTGTGTTAGAGGCTTTTTGTAATACTTCATTAGTTGAACCACCAGCAGGAATACCTATACCTGAGCTACCAGAAGTACCTGATGAGCCTGAAGTACCTGAAGAACCTGATGAGCCTGAGGTACCTGAAGAACCTGATGAGCCTGAGGTACCTGAAGAACCTGATGAACCCGAAGTACCTGAGGTGCCTGTTGAACCACTACCCCCTGTAATAGTAACTGTTACATCGTCTCCTACAGCAGTAGTTGTTACTCCTGATCCTGCAAAATTAATAGATTGAACATCAGTAGTAAGTGATGTACCTTCACTTGAAATACCTACAGCAGAACCTGCACCTGAGGTACCTGAAGAACCTGATGAACCAGATGTACCTGATGAACCTGATGAGCCTGAAGTACCTATACCTGAAGTACCTGAAGAGCCTGAAGTACCTGATGAGCCTGAAGTACCTGAAGAGCCTGAGGTTCCAGCAGAACCACCTCCACCACTTCCAGTAGCTACTTCTTCTATGCTACCATCTGAGTATTTATAATATAATTTTCCACTGTCGGCATCATTAGCGAAAACTGCAATAACCCCATTTTCTGGGGTTGTAATACCTGATGTGCCGGTTTTTGTAAGATTAATTTGAGCCACTTGTACGTACGTTTATATATAAATATTATGTTTTTTTGTTAAACAGCACTACCTACTTTAAGGATACCACCTATATTTATAACTCCTTGGTTAGTAAAAAATTCTTCTATCCTTAAAACACCATGAGAAAAAACAATTTCATCCCCTACTTCAACAGCTTGACCTGATCGTATGTTTACAGTTCCTAAGTTATATAATTCAAAGGCATAACTGTTAGTGTTAGTTGGTACTGTTTTTGTTTCTCCAGCAAATACTACCCTTGGAAAAGATCCTCCTACAGCATCAGCAGCTACAACTGGGGATGTTACTAAAACGTTATCTAGAAATCTTACGTTACTCATCTGTATTTATTCTTTTACGGGTAGTTATATTGTCATTTATACGAGACCTTCCATCAGGAGCAGTCTGTGGGTTGGGCATAAATATTTCAGGATTTGATGTAGTTTCCATAGAAAATATAATTTTTGATTTTTCATTATATTTTTTAACAGAATTTAAATCCTTTTGAATTACATCCGGAACTATATATCCATACATATTAATAGTAAATGTACTTTTAACAGCTCTTTCATTTCCATCTGTTAAAGTTACTGCATTTTGGAACCCATCAATAGTAGCTTTAAATTTAAAGCGTTCGGGGTCACCCCAATATGAATCAGAGGCATAATTAATTGCTTCAACAATTTTATTAAGTTGATCCATATAATAGGTTTGAATAATAACACTATATTCTAAATTGATATAATCAGGAACAACATTTGTAATAAATTGTTTAGTTTGTACTCTATTATTTAATACGTTAAAATTAGAGTAAAAATTTTGTGGATTATATTGTTTTTGCCAAGATGAATAAATTTGAGAAGCTTGAGCATCAATTTTAGTAGGTAAATTTCTATTACGAGAAATACTATCTCTTTTAGCTACAATTACAGGCATCATAATAGCACCTGATTTGTCTCTATAAAATCCTTGTTTTTGGATTTGAACCCATCTTTCAGGGTTACCATAAATTAATGGTACTTGAATTCTCTCACCATTTTGATATACAAATGGTTTAATTACATTATTAAAGTAGTAAAATAAAGATTCATCAATATCTTCTAACCCTACAGCAAATTGTTTATGTGTGTCACCCTTTTGGGATAACTTTTCTGAACGGTTAAAAGGTACCCCAGATTGGTTAATATCAGGGTTTACTGAGTATTCATCGGCACCATTAGGATTACCCATCCTAGAATCATAGGGGGTTTGAAGTCCTGTGCTCAACTGTTTTTGAGACTTAGGTACGGGTTGTCTTCCTTTTTTTGCCATTAGAATCTTTCTTGTGTTATACCTGCTTTATCAGCTGGGATATTAGTTGTTCTAACAATAATTGATGTATTCCATCCAAAGTTTTCTAGGTCGTCATCTCCAAATGGGTTATCACCATTAGCGTCTTTATAATCGTAATCAGGATTTTTACCTACAAAATATTGGTTAGCATTAGTATTAAATACTTCATAATACCCTTTATTGTAAACTATAATATCACCTACTTCAGGAACTAAATTAGCTCCATAACGTTGTGCAAATTGATAATTTTGATTAAAATCTTCTGCTTTACCTAATAAATCATCTCTTAAAAATCTAAATGTAATATTCCAATTAAAATTAATATTAATATCACTTTCAGGATATACTTGATCGTCTCTTTCGATTAAACAATTTAGTAATACAGGAGGATGATAAAATTTAGCTTCAGAGGCTTCACCATATAGGTTAATTTTAGTTTCAGCAATATCGTATTTGTAATAAACACATTGTTGAGAAATGATGTTACCCATCAATTCTCGGTTAACGTGTCTAAATAGACTAATATCTCTTGCTCCTCCGTATAATGCCATTATCCTACAAATATAGTCATTGGTACTTGTCCTAATTCATTATTTCGGGCTGTTGATTCTGCTGATCTTCTTTCTAATAATGATTGACGAGAGGTTTGGTCAAAATAATCTCTTAATTTAGTTACTAAAGCTTCTTTTTCAGCATTAGCTGATGCTAATAAATCGGATTGGTTTAAAGTTACTTCAGCGCCTGGGATTGGGACTGTTTGGTATTTACCACGAACATATCCTAACATTTCTTTACATAAAGCTAATGTATATTCAAATATCCAACTTCTACCTACTGAATTGATAGTAGAGTATTTAGGGTTATTATATGGATACTGTGAGATATTATTTACATTATCAGCTCCATTATTAATACTATCTTCAATCCTTTCTTCTTTATTTAAATATTGGAACCAAAGCTTTAACCCAGTTGCTTCATTAGTAGGGATTGGAAATATTCTTAGTTTATTATTAATTAATTGAAATGTAAAATTAGATCTTCTAACCATATCATTCATTTCAATCTGTTGTATGCGTTGCATATCAAAACTAAGGGGCATTAATAAGAATGAAATAGCTGGTGAATAAGAGCCCCAACCAAAGGCATCCATTAAACCCACCATACCAGTTCCTGTACCTCCATAAGGATCGTAAAAACGATTAATGGCAGGAGCTTCTTCGTAGAATACTTTTTTAACTTCTAAAGAACCAGACCCAATACCTTCATCTTCGGCCCATTGACCTAAATCGTAATCTTGAACTGAGGAGGTAAGTATTATAGATCCACTATGCCAGGTAACATTTCCACCTACACCTGCTTCAGTCCCATATTGTTCAGATAAACGAATAATAGGACCTAAATTAGGAGTAACTAATGATTGAGAAAAATCAGTACCTTTAGAATAGGAATTAGAAGATCCTTCAATAGATAAATAATCTTCCCTTTGTTTGTAAGCATATAATTCATTCCCATATACTGTTACTGCTTGTTCGAAAGCTGTAAAAAATGAACCTGATTGTAATTCTACGTTTTCAATAGGATAACCTAAACGAGTAGCACAAAATTTAGCTACACGAACAGCATCTGTTTGAAAATCTGAATCAGAGTCATAAAATCCAAATGGGGTTGCGTTAGCATCCCAAATTGGATTACCATCATATATAGGAATATTAGCCATGCTTTTTGTTATAAATATTAAAGGATTTTGGTTTATTTACGTCTTCCACTAGAACCCGACGTACCTAAATTGATTCCTTTTTCTTCAGCTTCATTATATAGATTAATTAAATCCTCTACAATATTATCTCTATGGTTAGTAGTTAAGGTAATAGCACATAAATTTTTAATTCTACGAGCAGCCGAATATAAGAATCTAAATCCAGATTCAGATTTTTTCTTTAAATCTGTTTGGTGTGAATCACCACATATCATCATTTTAGAACGTAAACCTAAACGTGTTACAATCATTTCCATTTGTTCATGTGTAACGTTTTGAGCTTCATCTACAATAACGACACTATCCAAGAAAGTTCTACCACGCATAAAGCTAACAGGTACAATTTCAATTTTTCCTTCTTCGATAAGTTTTTCGATTTTAACTTTGTCATATAAGGCAAACATGTTTTGATAAATAGGCTGTACCCACGGGTCCATTTTTTCGCGGAGATCACCCGGTAAAAATCCGATTTCCTCCTTACTCACCGTAGGTCGTGTAATAATAATTTTTTCGATTTCTCTCATGAATAATTTCTCGAGAGCAATTTGACATGCTAATAATGTCTTTCCTGAACCTGCCGAACCGGCTAATAACGTAACTGTGTTTTCTAATATTTTTGCTTTGGCTTCTTTTTGTTCCTCATTAAGGGTTATTTTAAATTTAATTGGGTTTTTAGGCTTTCTCTTTTGACGGAAAACCTCATCGTCGTGATGATTTGATGCCATAAAATAAGAACGTTTATTTGTTTATTATACATATAAAAAAAGCCCCGCTAATGCGGGGCTTCTTAAAACGTATCTAAAATATTAGATTAAAGAGTGTTTAGACCTGAAACGTAGATCTTACCGTAGAATTCTGGTCTTAACATCTTCTTAGCGTAGCGAGTTAAGAGACCTTTTCTAGGTACGAACGTATTTGGATCGTAAACAAGAGGAGTCATAATTAATGGAATGTATGGAGCGAATACCGCACCAGCTTCTAAGAATTGTGAACCTCTGTAACCTAATAAGATTGTGTTTTCAGTCATGTATGGGTTTTTGTAAACCTTGTAACGACCGTTTAATTGACCAGCTTTCTGGATACCGAACGCGTAGTTCATTTTTTCTGCATCTGAGTTATCAGCTGCGAATCCAGGAATTGATTCTAAGATAGTAGATACAGTTGGAGAAACTACCATGAAGTTCGCACCACCTCTAAGGGTTAATCTGTGAATTTCGTTTGATAATTTGTTCACTTTAGTACCTAAAGTTTGGAACCACTGACCTTGAGTGTTAAAGTAACCGTTAGTGTCGTTAGTGAAGTCATCACCTGAAACATAGAAACGGTTGTTTTGAGCTGACCAGTACTCAGTACCAGCTGCTGCATCAGCAATTAACATCGCTAAGATTTCTGAATCGATTTCTAAAGAAATGTACTCAGATAGGATGTTAGTTACTTCAGCTTCAGCGTCTAACGCTTGGTAAGCGTTAAGGTCTTGAGCAAATTCTGGAGTCCATACTGCTTTGAGTTTTCTAGTTTTAGCAACTAAAGCAAGTGATCTCATTTCAATGTTGATTTCTGGGATATCAGCACTGTTTTCGAAGTCACCTCTTGTGTTGTCTTCTGGTTGAACCATGTAGTAAACTGTACCGTCAGCAGCACCAGTTAAAGCAGAAGCAGAAACGAATAGGTGAAGTACTTCTTTTGTGCTATCGTAGTAGTTGTAAGCATTAACTTGAGATGCAACAACAGAAGCTGAAAGGAATGCAAAGCCTCTTACAGCTTCAACATCAACTTCACTTAACTGAGAAGCAGAAATTTCAACTTCAAAGATTTTACCTGCAGCTACAGAAGCTGAAAGATCTGAATCAAAGCCTACATCTTTCCAAGTAGCTGCAGTTTCAACGAAAGTTACTGAAGTATCAGAAGCAGTTGGCATAGAGTAACCAAATCTACCTGGACCGTAAAGACCTTCGCCTGCGTTACCGTCAGTTGAGAATGGAGTATCTGAACCACCGTAAAGTGAATCACCATCATTAAAGTTAGTTGGAGTAGCACCAGCAACTCTTCTATCAGTACCGTACTGGAAGTCTAAGTAGAATACTAGACCTGAAGGTAAGTTCATTGGCTGTACAGAAACGAATTCTTGAGCAGCGATTTGACCGAATACCTTTCTTACTAAAGGAAGAGCGATACCAGCCCACTGAGCACCTGTACCTACGTTGGCAGTAAAGTTAGCAGTACCACCAGTTTGAGAAGCCTCAACAACTAATTGCTTAGCTTGGTTCTCAAGGATCATAGACATATTGTTCTTGTGGTTTTCGTTACCGATACCTTCAAGAAGACCTGTCTTTTCCCATTTGTTGGCTAATTTAGCCGCGTCTGATTGAAGGTTTTTCCAACCTTGACCAGCGCTTTCTAATAAAGAATCTAATTGTGACATTTGTCTTAAAATTTAAAATTTAAAATTAATTATCTTAAACCTGCAAGTTTCTGCCATCTAGCTACTTGTGGATCTACTTCCACGATAGGAGCTTTAGTTGGAGCAACACCTGCTGGTTTAGAAGCTGAACCTAGATTTTCTTTCACTATAGTTTTAGTTTCTTTAACTTCACTAGATAGTGTTTCAAATACAAGTTTAACTTCATTCACATTTGACGCTTTGTCAAATGCTTCAAGAACTTTAACCTTTTGAGCTTCTTTTAAGTTTTTAGCTCTAAAGATTTTATTAGCATAAAGAAGTTTAGCGTTTAGTAAGTTAACTTCGTGAAGTTCAGCTTTTAAAGCATTTACTTCTTCCATCATATCTTCCATTTCAGCTTCACCAATTGATGAAGATTTACCTGAACCTGATTTAGCTTGACCAGCTACGGCTCCGGAAGATGCTAATGATAATAGATCTTTGATAGATACATTTTTACCATCTACAGTTACGATTTTAGAAAGTAATTCTTTATCAGTGTACATATCCTTTAATTTGTCAATTACACCTTCTTCTACTTCTTCTTCGTTAACTACTACTTCGTCAACTTCTTCTTTTTCACCTTCCATGATTTCTTCTGATTCGTCTTCAACATCGATGTCGATTTCTTCTTCTGAATCCATTTCGTCTTCAGCTTCAAATTCTTCACCAGCTTCTAATTCACCAGCTTCAACCATATCAGCGATTACATCCTCGATAAAAGATTTTAGATCTTCTTCAGACATATCTTCTAGGTCGATTTCTTCGTCTTCGTCTTCACCTTCTTCAGAATCTTCTTCTTCAGCGTCAACTTCAACTTCTTCATCTTCCTCAGCTTCAGTTACTTCCTCAACTTCGTCGATCTCTTCTTTTGCTTCGTCTAGATCTTCTTTAGCTTCGTCAATTTCTTCAGCTTCTTTCATGTCCTCCTTATCTTCACCTTCTTCGAGTTCAGCTAAGATTTCGTCAAGTTCCATTTCATTGGCTTCTTCAACTTCTTCTTTAGCTTCGGTCGTTACTACTTCTTCGATTTCTTCGTCCATGTCCTCTTTTTCCATTTCTTCGAGCTTAGCCGAAAGCATAGATTTGATTTTTGGTTCGAAGGCTTCTTCTAAAGCAGCTTTTGCGTTTGCAATAGCAGTTTCTTTAAGTGCCTTTGCATCAGCGATTGCTTCTTTAAGCAGATCTCTGTTTGCCATAATTACCTCAAAATTTGTTTTGTGGAGTACGCCTATTAGGAGACGTAATAAGAATTAATATACATTTGACGCCATATAAGAGATGACGTATTATACTAATACATATATAAAAAGATATAAAAAACGCCCTTCTTTCGAAGAGCGTCTTTCCGGGTAGCGCCTCTAAAAATAGAGGTGTTAGTCTAAATAACAAGTACAAGTATTAGCACATAAAATTTCTTGTACAATGTCATTTACTCCTTTATAAGTATCTACTGTTTGGATTTTACCTTCGGTTAAATGCATATATGATCCTGGGTTGGAGGGTGTTGAAACGAAATCCCAACATAATAATTCAAAATCGTCTTGTACTTCTAATACACCATCTCTTTCCTCAAGTGAACCCATACCACGAGAAGAAACACCTACTGTAATACCACTTTCGATAAGTGCTTTTAGAATATTACCTGAAGGTGTAGGTAAGATTTCGATTTTACCCATTACACTATCTCCATCCCACCAAATATCTTTAATGTTATGGGATACGTTTTTAAGGTTAATAACTGAAGATTCTGGGTGGTCTAATTCACCTACGGCTCTGTTTTCGTTAACCGAAGCCATATATTTGTCGATTTCTCTATCCCATAAGTCTTTAGAATAGTAACGACCATTACCATTTTTTACTTCAGCAGTAGCTAAGATACCCTCAACCATAGGGTTTCCTCTATCGGACATTTTACCTTCCGTTAGCATTAGACCTTTAGGTCTAAATAGTTGAGTTTCTACTAGTACCTTTTTCATCTTAACATTCGCAAGGAGTCATACCACATACTCCACAAGCTTCATTTAAATCTTCTACTTCGTCAACAATTTCTTGTTTAACGTAAGCTTTACCACACATTTTTTCATATACTTTATCCATCTTGGCTCTACGTTTTTCTAGGTCCTTGATTTCTTTTTGCATGGCTTTGATTTTCTTTTTATCAGCTAATTCAGCTAAATCGTCATCTTCATTAACCATTTCTACTCTTTGGGTTTTAGAAGCGATTAATTCATCTAAAGCATCCATTTGAGCTTCCATAGTAACAAGTTTACCTTGTTTTTCGATTTCAGCTAATTTAGAATCTACAGATTCTTTTTTAACTTTTTTCTTAGCTACTTTTTTCTTTTCGATTTCTTCGCCTTTTTCAACACCAGCACCAAATGCGTCTTCTTCGCCTTTGTCTTTAGCAGCTACATCTTTAGAGCCTTTATCATCACGTTGGAATTCAGAATAAGCTTCTATAAGTGATTCTGAAATCATATCCATTAAGGAAATTCTACCTTCTTTTACTATAGGGGCTTTTTCCATTCCTGATGAAGCGAATTCACCTTTAACTTCTTTAGTTTCAGGTAATTCTTCATATCCAATACCTTTAACCCCAAACGCAGCATTTTTAACGTAGTAATTTCTATCTTTAGCCATATTTTTAGCTACGATTTCTTTTAATTCGTCTACGTCTTTATCAGCGTTTTTAGGATCTTTCATTTCAGCGTAGTATCCTTTTAAGAATGCTTCACCGTATAAATTATCAATATTTTTAGGATCTTTATAATCGAAACCAGCAGTTTCCATTTTTTCTACATCTTTAGTAGTTTTTTTCTCTACTGCTTTAGCTTCTTCAGCTAAAAATTTTTCAAATGCTGTTTCAAATGATTGTTTACGAGCTGTATTAGTTACTAAAGGTTCGTAGCCTACAAAGTTTTCAGTTAGGATTGATTTTTGTTTTAAAATCTCAACTGTATCCTTCATAGGTGTAATATTAGTAATGTATTCGGGAAATAATCTGCGTGCAGATTTTAAGAACACATCAGCGTTACCTTTACCTTCTTTAATTAAGTTGTACTGTTCTTGTAGAGTCTTCATTATCTATCTTTTAGTAGGTTTTCAATGTCTTTAATATAATCTAAAATTAAATCTGTTGGGTATACTACACTAAATGATTCAGGTTTATCCTGGTAGTAAGCTACTGTTTCATCTTTAGCTTTGTCTAGCATAGGATAGAGGTTGTTGATACGAGCTTCAATTTCTTTAAACGCTTCTAAACGTTTTTCTTGAAATGAAGCTCTTTGTTCATCGCGCTCTTTCAAATTTAATTTATACTTATACATATTATTTATTCCATAAATCTTTAACCTCAATACCTTTAGCTTTTTTTCTTAAAGACTTTTGGTTAACGGGTTTATACCCTAATTTATAATAATAAATAGGAGCTTTACCAAATGCCTTAGGTGTAGCATATTGAGCTCCGGTTCCTGTAGCTGAACTAAAATTAGCGCTACCACCGGTAGCACTTATTTCGTTCATGGCTTTAAGACGTTCGTATTCTTCAGATTTATTATTACGTAAGTAAGTTCTTAACTGATTTCTTAGTTTACGAACATCATTATAATGGTCTTTAAAGAAGGGTTCGTCTGTTGCTTGAGCTATTTCTTTAGCAGTTTCAAGCATTTCAGTTACCTCTTTAAATAATTTTTTATAATCAGGGGCATAATCAACAGACCAAGTAATTTGACCAGTTTCAGGGTCAATATTAGTTACGGTAGTTACAATACCACCATCTTGTTTAGTATCTCCTACTTTAGCCATGAGCTAACTTTAATTCTTCTGTTAATTCTAGGTATTGAAGAATATTTACAATGTTTTCAGAAGTTACTTTAGCTGTTTTATCTAACTCTTCAATCAAATTAATTACTTCATTAATTTTAATTTGAACAGCTTTATTACTTACTTTAGAATTTAATTCTGTTAGTTGTGATTTGATTTTGCCTACTTCAGTATTATAAAATTCTCTTAATACGGGAGTAGAATCTACTGAGTTGATGTAATGTCTAAGTACTTCTTTTTGAGAATCGTATAAATCAGTGTACTTACCATTAAATTTTTCCATTAAAATTCTATAGGTAAGCATACGAGTGTCTTTATCGTAAGATTGGAATTCTTGTAATACTTCAGCTTCTACTCTTTCTTCTTTAATATTAGAAGATGATAAATGCTCTAGTAATGTAACCTTATTGTTTACAATTTGGTTAGTATTAACTAGAGCTTCAGTATTTTCAATTTCACTTAAAGTATAAAACGCTGCAAATGTTTTATAATGGGGTAATTTAGTTCTAAAGAAATCTTCTAAATTATAATATTTTCTAATTTCATTAATTAGATTATATTTTTCTCTTTTTAAAATGCTACGATTTAATTTTTTAGAATTTTCTAAAAGTGTAGAAAGAATAAGATTGGCCTTACCTTCTGTTAAAGAAGTGTTTTTAGCTAAAGTCTCGTATAATTTATACTCTTTACCTAATTCACTTTTTACAAAGTACTTTTGGATTAAGGATAATGCAGGTGAATCACCCCCATTTAGGGTGTCTGCAGTTACTTGTCTTACTAGTAATTCAAATAAAATACCAGTATTTTTATACTTAGAATGTTTAATGTTCATTCCTAAATAGGTTTTGTTATAAATATATAAGGAGATATTACTCTTTAATGTTTTTTTCGTCTAGTAATGATTCTTTTTTCTTGTCATGTTCAAACACTAATGTTTTTTCTAGACTTTCTAAAAGAGTTTTATTTTTCCCTAATACAGATTTAGCAGTTTCTTTTAAACTAGGTTGATCATCCACTTTCATATCTTTTCTACCTAATCTATCTCTACCAAAAGCATTGTCTTGTGTATTGATATTTGAAGCTTTTTCTTGTGGTCGTCCTAAAGGAGATTTTTCATCATATCCATCAGGTACATTACCGGGGTCTTCTTCCATTCTACCTTTACCGTATAATGAAGCTAAATCATGTGGGGTACCATATGAACGTCCTGTAGTAATAGGGTCATTACCTTCAGTCTCAATTTGAGACATACGGAATCTACGCTTTTGGTCCTGGATGATTAAATCTCTGTTTTCTTCGTATTCATCTTCACTCATATGGAAAATGTTATCATAAATCCAATCTGAAGAGAATAATTTATTCTCCATGATTTGAGATGCTAGATCTACTTTTTCTTTCATTAATGCGATCTTTTCTTGATCGTAAATGATAGAAGGAGTTGTTAGATTTAATTCAAAGTTTACCATTTGTTCACCAGTATAACCTTGGGCATATAAGTGAACTAAAGCAATTTTGTATAATTCTGAAAGTAAGATACGTTGGATACGGTCAATTGTACGACCAAATCTAATATCTTCTGCTGCTAAAGTAGCTTTACCTTGTAGATCAGCATCATAACCCATAAATGCTTTTGGAACTTTAAGAGCAGCAAATAATTTTTCTCTTAAGTACTCAACATCTTGAATACCGTCGTACTGTAAACCTGGTGTAGTATCAATACGAGTTGTTGAATCATTACCTCTAACTGGGAGGTAAAAATCTTCAAGCATATTATTCATGTTATACTTAAGATTATATTCACCGGTTTGCTCATCCATGTATGGAGTACGCTTAAGAGTAGAAATAGTCTTTTGCATAAAATTTTCTACCTCTTGTGGTGGAATTGAACCTACATTGATGTAGAAAATACGTTTTTCAGGTGCACGTACAATTCTATGAATTAACATAGCATCTTCCATCAATGCATATTGCTTATACAATTTACGACCAGGTTCGATATAAGAACGTCCATAAGGTAAGTAATTTACATCTGCTAATAATCTAAAGTGTGCTACCTCGTAGTTATCAAATACAATAGAATTTGTATTTTCTTGATTTGGAGAATAATAGTAACCCGAAGAATTGCCTGAGTAAAAACCATCTGGGTTATATTGGAATATTACTTTAGTTGGATGTTCTGGGTCAAAGTTTTCCTTTCTTTCAATATGATATGCTGAATAGGGAATAACATTAAATACACCAAATTTTTCAGAAATTTCTAATTTTAAGAAGAAATCACCATACTTACACATTTGGCGGGTCCATGACCAAAGGTTGAATTCAATATTTAAGACGTCGTAAAATAGGTTGTAAAGGATTTTTTGAATATCTTCATCCGAAGATTTAATTTGAAGTACCTCACCCATATCGTTTTTCAAAGTACACTCATCAGCAATAATGTCAAGAGCAGAAGCAATAATTGCATCCGTATCCATAGCATCGTAATCTGAGTATAATTGGGTTCTTAGATATTGATAGTTAAGATTAAATTGAGACCCGTATAATGAAGTTGAAGCTGGGTTTTGGTAAATCCCTCTAAATCTATTCATTAAGGCATTAGTCTCAAATTCTCCGGAGGTTTGGATTTTATCAGTATCCATCACCTTGATTTGGTTACCTCCTACATTACGGATAACTACATCAGTAGAGAATAATCTATTTAGTCTTGAAAAAAGTCCTTTATCAGCCATTGCAATGTTATTATTATAAATATATTAAAGTAACCAACTAATATCTTCGTCTTTACCGTTTATCTGTTGTTTGTATGGATTTTGGGTACTATTACCTGCATATCCTCCAACCCAAGATGTACGAGAAGTAGAAATACTACTTAGTGCTGCTTTACTTAAATCTAAATTTTGTTGTCTAAATTTATAAGACGTATCACGCATAAACATACCAATCCCAAATGACATAACCAAATCATCATTGTAACCTTGTTGAGCTTCTGCACGTCCGTTTTTCCAAATAAACACTTTCATTTCTTCTATCAATCTACTTGATTGAATTATTACACTTTGATCCGAAATGTATTCTTGAAATTTACCAATTACCATTGGTCTAACTTTTGAAGTCATACTAAATCCAGGAACCATTTTACTCGTATCCATGTATTTATCAAAATACGAATCTGCTCTTGTAACATCACCTTTACTTGAATAATGAAGGTTAGTATACCCTCTATCTATTACAGTTTGGATAGTAGCCCAACCAATTGATGCATTTTCAATTACAAGTAATGCTTCATTATATTCGGTAGCTATACCTACTAATAGGTGACCATATTCTTTAGTACCAATTTGACCCTTGTATTCTGCTACTTGCGTATTTGTTTCAATGTCAATAACGTGGAACGCAGAATAATCTTTGCCGTCTCCACGAGCCACATCAGCAACCACAAGGTAGGATCTTGAATAATCAGCGGGTTCCCAAATCCATAAGTTCTGGTCAGCGCCTCGTTTTTCAAGTGGGTCTTTAATATATGTTTTTTCATAGAATTCGATGTATTCAGGGTAGAATACAATATCACCAGAAGTGCTAAAATCACAGTCACATTCTTGTGCTGCCATACGAGGATCACCTAGTAATTCATCTTGACGTTTTCTCCAAGCCTCATCTCGTTCAGGGTGAACGTACCAAGGTAATTTAATAGGTAAGAAATCATTTTCACCATTTTCTGCTCTAACCCATGTTTGATGGAACCAGTTACCTGTACCATAAGGGGTAGATAATGCTATACACCCACCACCAGTAGCTAGGGTTTGTTGAGCTGAAGCCCAAATTTCACCAATATTATCAATAAATGCGGCCTCATCAATTAGTAGTAAGGATACTGCTTCCGATCTACCTGCATCACTTGATGCTGAAGTTGCTTTAATCTGGGATCCATTACTTAATCGTAATGTTAATTTGTTATTTTCAGGAGCATCTATCTTAAGCCAAGAAGGTAAATTTTCATACATGAATTTAACCTTCGTAACCATGTTTTTGGCTGTATCTTGTTTTGTTGCGATACACAGCACGTTTTTATCTTTATGGAATAACATTAACCATAAAGAATAACCTGCAGATAAAGTAGAAATACCTAACTGTCTTGATTTAAGTACTACAGAATATGGGTTGTCTCTCCATAATTTTAGTACTTTTTCCTGGAATGGGAATAAATTAAATGGAATACGTCCACGTTGTGGGTGCTGAATAAAACAGTACTTTTTCATAAAATGGACTGGATCAGCAGCACACTTGATGTATTCCTGTTGGATTATCTGTCTTAGATTTTGTTCAGCCATTATTTACCTATTTTCCAGTACATACGAACTGTGTAAACAGGTTGCCATTGTGGGTTTAAACCTACCCCAAAACCGTATGCATCTCTTTTTTTATTAATGTATAATAATTCACCATTAATATTTTGTACTGCTTGATTAGTTGCTCCTACCGAAAAACCCCCATAAAACTCGCGTTTGTAGAGGTAAATAGTATTAGTAATTGTAGTTGTTGGGATGAAAATGTTGGATTGTACATCACGCATTGAAATTAAGTTACGGGTAATAGTGTCATTAATGACAATAGAACCTAACGTATCTATCTGAATAGTGTCAGTATAGAAGTATTTAGCATAATAATCTTTTAATACCGTAACTGTATCAATTGGAGTAGAAAATGTATCAATATCAACTACTACTTTTTCTACAATTTTAGGAACATATTTTGTTGTCTCTACTTTAACAGTATCCCAATGGGTTACTATTTCTGTAATAACCTTTGGTTCTACTGGAGGTGTAGAAGAGCAGCTTCGTTGTAAAAACAATAAAACTGCTAATACTACAATCAGTAAAGTTTGAATATTTTTAAAGTAATCCTTCAAGTTCTTTTTTAATTTTAGTTAACTCTTTTAATCGAGCTAATAAACGTTCTTTTTCCTCACCTTCAGCTTTTTTCCACTGATTTACAGTAGATTTCATTTCTTTAGTTGTATCTTGAAGTTTACGTGAAATTACAGAAACTGAATCTTTTGTATCTGCTGTTGCTTGTTGAGCTGCAGCATCTTCGTCATCAATATCTTCAGAAAGTTCTTTAGATAATTCAACTGTTTTTTCTAATTCTTTATTTAATTCTTTTTGTGCCTCTACTTCTTCTGGGCTGGCCTCAGAAAGTAATTCTACAATAGTTTCTTTAATGTATTCTGCTAATTCTGAACGTCTCATTATAATTGTTATTTTGTTATAAATATTACAAAGAAAGCGCCTCTAGCATTTGTTCAATGCGTTTCTCAGTACTACCCTCAAGTACACCATAATTTTTAATGCGATGTTTTTGTTGGCTTAGAATATGACGGATAACAATATCAATCTCATTTCTATAATCAGCATCTGTTTCTCTAATACCATTATCCTCAATTTCTACTCCTTCTGGTGAAACGTAGAAAATATAATCGTATTCTCTAATCAAACGAATAGCGTAAGCATAAAATGCTTCTTTATCAGGCCAATCCATTGATTTAGATGCTTGAGCAAAAGCCATTACATCAATAATAGTACGGTCTGTAATAATATTATCAATTAATAATTCGCTTGCTCGCTCAGCCATAAAGACTGTTTGACCTAAGAACGTAGAATCAGTATTCAATGGAATACCCATTGCCATCAGTTCCTTAGAACGTTCTGTTCTAGTTGTATAATCCTTAAATTCAGGTAAAAGCTTTAAAGCATTGACAAGTGTGGTTTTACCTACACTCATTGTTCCACATAATCCTATTTTCATACGTTTTTATCGTCTAACCATTTTCTATAAACACGGTAGCTATCTGAATCAAAGTGTTCAGTACTAACCTCAAATAAAATAC